CTCTATTTATAGGACCAAGGGTCCCTCCTGCTTTCGCTAGGCAAATGCCTATCCGGGGGTATTACCCACCCGTAGCTAACGTGTAGATTGAAATTCGTTTATACCCCAGAGTCCCAGGTGTAGACGGGCACTTTATGAGTGCACCGTCAACAGGACTCTTCCGTTCGGGAATCGGCAAGCCGAGTTCCCTAGTTTGGAACTTTCGATTTCTACCCAAGAAGCCCGGAAGGGCATCAAGGGATCGAGGCTCCAGCTCGGACAGTACAGGATTGCCTTCATCACGAAGGTATATGCTGTATAGAGGTAACACACGATCCCCTGGTCGTAAGGCGCGCTCGTCACGGCGCCCAATCAGAGTGAAAGTGTCGAATAAGACTCCTCCATAGCCATGGGTATCCCAACGCTTGTGACGTCGAGGGATCCAGTCACCTAAAAGGTGGCCATCTCCAAAACCGTCCGGGCCATATATACACAACGAAGGATTAAGCAAACTCTTTACAAAGTCAGCCCTCTCCGAGTCGCAATGCCTTGCATAGAAATTATGCAAGCGGAAGAGCTCAGCCGGGCTTACCAAATTCTTTTGGTAGTACGGTCTGATATCAATTCCCCGAAGATAGTCAGCTCCACAGGACTCACGGAAGGGTCCTGTCCAGTAAGACTTCTCCATATTAATGGAGAAGCCGCATACCTCTAGGAGTCGTATCACTTGTGTGACGCGCTCTACAGGAACGATTATGTCATCTCCGTAAACGGAGACAACGTCGTCATTCTCGCAGATAGAGGAGCAGAGAGCCCAGAATATTAGGGTCTCCAAGGGAAATGTAAAACCGTTTCCCATACTGGAAAACTTCTCCAACTTGAGTTCCTCACCGTCCATAAGAACGGTACTGGATCGGGCTGCGCTAAGAAGCACATCCCAGTCAAGGGGCAGAAGCGTAGACACAATACCACTCGATATAGTGTCAGAGGCTGAAGATAGGTCTAAGGTGGCTAAGTTGCCACTCAGTGAGCCCTCACGGGCATACTGCTGATTCCGACTTTGGTCGGTCAGATCAAGACCAAAACGCGCCATGCGCTTAACCATCCAATCGCCGAGGGCAAGTTGAACAAGAGTGTTCAATGACCCCTCCTTGATGATGGAACGATGCGTTTTTGCGTTTTTCGGGACGAACTCAACGATGCCGTGCGTTAACCGCACGGGTACGCGAGTACAGAGCTCTCGGTCACTCAGGCGGCTATATTCATAGCCGCCGTGAAGTTCCAAGAGGTGCGGAAGTTCCTCTATCCACATTGCTGCGGACGGAAGTAAGTCCTCGCTACACGAGAAACCAGCTTGGAGTTTTTCAACTGAGCTGGCAGCACTCTTCTTAGTAAGAGTGGTCGCACCAGGGCCAAATCGAAGCTTTAGCTGCGCAGGACTAGGGACGTCTCCGAGCACGCGAGATATTTTCTGTGAAGCGCGATACAAAGCGCTCTCCACCCACGGTTCCAGGAGAAAGGAACCCTGATCTCGTTGCCGAAAGATGTCATTCGTCACTGCGCAGGCCGATTCAGCCTCTCTGAATTTGGACTTTGCGGTTTCTCGTCGGTCTGTTCCCAGACTGAGTCCCGCGTACTTTGAGAAGAACGCGAGCGCCTGTCTGCAGTTTCCTGCAGCGTAGGCCGATATACCGTCATAATCCATATCAAAGTCACACACAGAAAGAAAATCACCACTAATAATGTAATCAGCGATGCGCTTCCCCTGATCGCCGCCTTCGCGGCAGTGTGAGAGGGCGAGTTCCCTAATGATGGACAGTGAGTCATTTGGTGAACTTTCCTGCGTCCAGCAAGCTATATGCTGCATAAAAACTCCTGTTAAAAGGAAGAAGGACGCTAACAGGTTTACACCTGCTAGAGAGAGATACCCACAATTAAGTGGGGGCTACTAGAGTATCAAAGAGCTCCGGCACCGCGCCAGTTACGGCGGCTGTAACGGAGGTAGTGATGCTACCGGCCACATTCAGTGCAAGCTGCCGCGTTCCGCGGCGTCCTGTAATGAGCGATCTCTCAGAAAAGTACCCGACGACTTCCACGGTGTCTGTATAGGCCACCTTTGGGGCGGCCGTATAACCGGCAGAATTCTGACCGGTAACAGCCTCCATCACTGGAAGTTCCACTCGAGTCGACACTCGGCTCACACCAGACCCCAGCTTCGTACGCTTAACCGTTATACGGCCTTGCGCATAATCTGGGACGCCGACAACTGCTTCTTTGTAGATAGCAATAGTGTCCTTACCCTCGCGGGCAACGGACTCGGCAACGAACGTGTGAGACACAGGAGTGCTCTGGCCATCAAAGGCCACGATGTTAGCAATAGCTGACATTTAATTTCTCCGTAAACCATACAAGGAGTGAGATACCCCAAGTAATCGTAGATACGCGCAAAATTGCGCCCTTGCTCAGCTTTTGGATCTAAAAGCTTGAGCCATTAATGCCAACGCGTTTGCACAGTGTTGCCACCCTGCAATCTTTGCGAACGATTTTACGTTCGGCATCGGTACGTTTAGCACATTGGATACGGTTCGTGTCATAGACACGGCCTTCCATTCGAATGCACCACCACACGTAACCCTCTCATAGCCTACAGCTGTAGGTTGATAGTAATTGCCAAGGCCACTTACGTAGCGCTTGACAAGGTCAGTGGTGATGAATGTGCCGCCTAGCCTGTTGGCGAAGGCGCGAGCTTCCAAGTAGTCACCGATGGGTATAACCCAATCGGCAACAAACGAGAAAGGCGTTAATTCCCAAACAATAAGTTCGGGGTCAAGCATACCAGTTAGCACAGGAATAGATTCCGGCTCGCTAATAATTGCTATAAGCTGTCGGCGGCGCGTTGAAGCACCGCTCAGGCAGGCCATAAGGCCAGTTTTGGATTTTGTGTAGGCTAACACCTCTTCAGGTGTTAACTTCTTCGAGATCCTAACTTTATAGCGCTTGACAAAAGGCATATGTAACCGGTGACTGAGAAGCTCAGCACCAGATTTCATATCTGAGAGCAGCGGAAGCCATCCATACTGCAATTCGAGCCAGTTATTGGCTGTAGTAGACTTAAAGCTCGATGACGCCATGCGTCGCTTCGATGCAGCAAACCGACTCTCGTAAGAGGTCGGGAGCCGTTCAGCCAGCGCCTTGATTGCAGCAGTCACGTTGCCTTTTTTAAGGGCGTGCGCAACTGAAGCTAACGTGGTCGCAGTCTGAGCCAGCATCTGCAAAGTCTGATGTGACTCTCCTAAGAAAACTCCTAGATTGAAGTCTGAACCCCTGAGCTCCTCTCTTAGCTTCCCGACCAGTTTTATTTGGTCGTTGTTATCGAAGAGGGGCGGATCGGGGGCCGGCTGGTTTGATCCGAAAAAGGATCTGCCAGTAGCGTCTTTGTACTCGGAAACAACCGGATTCGGGCTATTGTACACATTTAAAAGTGTACGAGTCGCCGCTACAATCGGATTGTACTCTGTGACAAGTGACATGCTGTAAGCGTGAGGAGGAAGCCGCGAGGCCCTCTTCAATGGCCGTGTTCGATAATGCCTAGTAACCTTCTTCCCAAAACGGTCGAGCGTCGTGTAAGAACGGCGTTCCCCAAGGGGAGGTTTACTTGGCATAACGCTGTCGTCTCCACTCCAGACTTTTGATCTGTAAGAGCCGACACTGGTAGTTCCACGATAAGTGGTTCCCAGGTACCATGGGATAGATACGCGATTATCGAATAATTTATTTCCAGCTGTCATTTGACGCTCCAGTACGTAAGGCCGTACAAACCTCCTTCCGAAGGAAGGACTCCCGAAAGGCGAACCAAACGAGAGATAGAAGGACCGAAAGGTCCGTTGCACTATTAGTGCAGAAAGAGGGCGAGAGC